AGCATGTATTAACCTCTTAAGAAAGTGTTGCTAGAAATTAATCTAGCAACACTTAGACTTACTTATGTAAGAGTAGCAAAAGCATATGCTACAGTAAAGGTACACTCATACATACCTGCTTTATCTGATGTAGTTCCTGGAAAGGAAAGATCTCCAGTGAGTACACAGTTATTTAAGGTCCAAGTTACTCTTGGAGAGTTATCTATACCATTAAGAATTATTTGCATACCATCCATCTCTCCATACCCTGAAGCTAGAGAAATATCTGGATGCGCTCCCAATTCTGGATCAAAGGCTTTCTTTCCTAATTCATATAAGCCTTTGATTATCTCGAAATTTTGATTCTCAAGTAAAGTAAAAGCAATATCATTCCAAGTTACTCCTCCAACTTCTGGAATAGTAAAAGCCCTAATATTGTTTTCAATCTTAGTATAACTCGGATTTGGTTGTGCAGCAGTTGTACAACGAGCATTAAAAGATTGACTTCCACCAAACTTAAAATTTACATCCCAGAGATAGGATCTGGCAGCGTAACCACCACCAATGACATCTACTACTGTGAGTCCCATATCTTATCTCCTTATTGGATTCTAATGTCAGAGAAGGTTGCACCAGTTCTGGTAATAACGATTCTAGAATAAATATATTCAATCGCTTTAACTGGCTGAACGTAAGTGTCCAAATTCAACTTGTAATTGTCAATTTCTTCTGGAGTGTTATTAGTATCATCACAAACAACATCGAAAGAATAAAGGCCTCTCCGTGATTTGATGTTCTTCAAATAACTAATTACTGCTGTTCGGATTAAGTTACGGGTATAAGCATCATTAAGTTCAAATTCCTGATACTCTAATAGTTGCTCTATACCTTTCTCTAAAACAATAAGTAACCATCGAACATTAGCTCGATCTAAAGCAGAAGGTACGGAATAAAGAGTTTTCTGACCCCAAATTGCAATACCTTTACCGGGTTTATACCGCATAACATTGACTTCATTATCATACAGTAAATCTCTTTCACCTAATGTAAATCTTCGGTACACATCCAATACAGGCAAAGAACCTCTAGCCCAACCAGCAGCGGGCCACCAAGCATCATACTGATCTGCGGTATAACTAAAAGCAGCGGCTACAAAGCCCGAAGGCGGGATCCATCTTTCTCTTCCATTATAGGTATCATAAATCTTTAAAAATCCAGTGTACAAACCTACAAAAGAAGAATTAAAAGATAACTCATATTTACGATAATTCATCAAGGAATTCATATAATTGGTAGGTTCTTCAACAGAGAGGGGAGTGTATAAAACTCCATAACAGTCTCCTCTACCCCCAAACAATTCTCTATCACAAAACTGAGCAATAGCTAATTGATAAGCTGTATCCCCTAAAGTGTCCACAACAATATTAATATCTATATCTTCTTTATTGAAGAAAGATTGTAAAGCTGTGATATATGTTCCCACAGTAACTGCTAATCCATTATCCCCACCTGTAAAATAAACTAAAGCACTACTTCCATAAGAAATAGAACTATGGGGTAAAGAATCATTAGCTAAAGAAGAATCATCTAAAAGCATAGAAGGATTAGAAAGTGTTCTAAGATATGATGATTTTCCATTAATCTTAGATTACATAAACAATTGCTTGTTGTACCCATCTAATTTTTCTACTCTAGATAAAGTATAACTCTCTCCTGCAAGATTATCAGTAAAAACTCCACCACCTAATGAAACTCTTTCATACAATACTACATCAAAAGTCTCATTTACTATATCAATATTGTTGATAAGAACAGCAGTACTATTACCATGTTCTCCTTCTGAATCAGAATATACAACACAGTAATCAGCTAATTCTGAAGAATACTTTGCAGAAATTACTCCTCCAACAGTATAAGCAGATTTAATGGTGAATGCAATAACTCCAGTGGAATAATTTACTGTAAATGTACCAGTATCCAAGAAGGCGGAAGAATTGTGATCTGTTAAGACTCCATCTTCATCTGCATAAGCAACTAAAGTAGTACCATCATAAATCCTTACTGTAGCTGTTGCTTCACTCGATACAGTTCCTTCTGGAGCAGACACAGGAAAAGGAGGTAAAATATCAGAATACTGTTTAGTAGTATATTCTGGGGAAAAAGTATCTGCTAAAGTATAATATTTGGCAGAAATTGTACCCAAAATAGTATAGTCTGCGTGAACAGTAAACTGAATAACACCAGAAGTGTAATTAACAGTTTTTGTAGCAGTTCCATCCAAGAAGGTGACACCAGAAGCATTAGTAACAACACCCGCATCATTACCCCAAGCTACTAAAGTAACTCCATCATAAATCTTTACAGTAGTAGTAGATTGAGTAGCTCCAGTTGGGGGAGCAACAACAGGAATAGGACTGAAAGTATCATTATAGACTTTTACTTCATGAGCTAAAGAATCTGTAATTTCTTCATAATAAGTTACAGTAATTGGACCAGCATAAAAATAGTTACTTTGAACTTTAAAAGTAACTGCTCCAGTAGTATAATTAACAGTTTTTGTAGCACCTGAATCTAAGAAGGTAACCCCAGTAGCATTAAAAAGATCACCTGCAGAATCTCCCCAGGCAACTAAGGTTCCATTATCAAAGATTTTTAATTTAGCAGTAGATTGAGTAGCTCCTGCAGAGGAAGCAAGTAAAGGAGCATTTAAGTTATCAGCATAAAATCTTCCAGTAGAACGGAGAGTAATCTGAATTTCTCTAGAATTCCAATCATAAGATGTAGGAGCTAAAAGAAGTTCCGAAGATGCGTCATTGGCAACAAAATCTATTGTAGGAAAACCCCAACGAGCATACACCTTTGCACCCGAAGGAATAGCTTCTGTAAATTCAACAGTTATCGCTCCACTACTATAATTGACATCACTATCTTCTTCTGATACATTATACCTTGGATTAGCTCCAGAGATACTTCCACCAAAAGTATTAATAGTGGGTACATCATACCCAACTTTATCTTTATCTACATAGACAGTTACAGAGTTAGGCAAACATCGTGAAAACGGTAAAATCCCAGTAAAAGTTGTTAGTATTCCATCACCTGTACCTAATAAAGTATGAAACGCAGAACCAACTACCGCACCCGCATACTTAGCTTGATTAGATACACGTCTAACCCAACAACGCTGAGATTTAGTTAAGAAAGAGTGAAGAACATAGTAAGCATCTGAAGAAGCTGGACCCGGTTTACCCAACCTTTTATCAACTTCATCTTGACGTGTTACATACATTCTTTCAGAAGTAGACCCTTTTTCAAAATTACCAATTACAAGGCCTACCATCCCATTAAAGGAGGGAACTCTTTTACTGAGATCATATTCAACAGTTCGTACTTGTGGAGACGACATTCATGTCCTCCTTAAACAGATTCAAACAGAGAAATGACACCCTTGTACTTATCCCTGACATACTGAACTTCTTCAGTAGAGAGGCTATATTTTGTTACAGCCTTTCCATGGATAACCAAAGATTTCTCTGGAGTTGCATTGTCACACAGGTTTAAAATCACTTGAGTACCTGATAGATTTTTAATAATATAGAGTTTGTCCATACTAAGTCCTTTTCTTACACTTTTACAAAACATTAATAGGAGAGGCTAAATTATGATCAAAAGATATTCTTCTTATTACCTTTTGTTCTGTTACATAAACCATGAATGAATTAATAGAGAAACTTCCTTCTAGAACATAATATTTTCCTCTATCATAGTCTTTACCTTCTTCACCTCTAGGAGGTGTAGATAAAGAACCCAGGTCTGTTATTTGTAAGTCAGAAGTACCCTCTAATTCATTACTTTTAACAGTAAAAGAAAAAGAGGGAGTTTTAAGTAATGAAAAATAAAAAGTTGTTAATTTAAAATAATCTGGCATTGATCCTGACAATAAAGCTAAAGAAATATTTAATTTTACAGGAATTATAGTAGCTTCCTCACAGGTAGTAAAATTATAATTATAGTTACCTCTTACTTTATTATTTACCCTAGTTTCTCCAGGGTCGGTAACATCTGTTAAATAATAAGAGATAAGAGGTAACTCTCTAGGTAAATTATTATCTTTTAAATATGAAAATATTAAATCTTTTTCATGGAATACTACTTTATCAACACCAAGTCCAGAACGTTCCGCTAAACATTTTCCTAAATATGACAATGTAGATTCTAGCATTGTATATTCCTTAATAATAGATACTTACTTCCCTAGAAACTTCATCATTATTAGTTATAGTAATACTTTTTAAGTTGGAAGCTTTCAACACTAAAAATCCTACACTTGTAAAAGTTTCCTGTTCATTAGCATCATTAATTAATTTAACTGACAAGCAATCTTCTAAACAAATTAAAATAACAAATTCACTATCCAGTAAAGATAAGGAACCAACTGCATCTTTATTTAGGGTAAGTACTTTTGTTGTCATTCCTGATACAGAAAGAGCTCTATAAAAAGAATTTATTTCCGTTCTTGCTTTAGAGGTAGCAAAAGTTAGTTTAGATTCAATTCCCAGGGTAGGCATCAGCTATCCTCAGTATCTTCTAAGTAAGTGTAGTCATCCTCATCTTCTTCCGAATCTTCAGAGTCTGAAGACCCCTCTACATCTTCAGTTTCATCCTCATCTTCAGTTTCATCCTCATCTTCAGTTTCATCCTCAATACCCTCAAGATAATTCTCAGAGTCTGCATCTGCTTGAAGGTTAATCAAAGAAAGTGCTAAACCATCCATGATACCATCAATATTTTCATTAGCTGCTGCTTCAATAAAGAGTTTAGCAGCAGTTCTTTTCTTTCCTGCTTTTACTAAAGCATAAGCTTTCAATAGCTGTTTGCCTGTTTCAATAACTTGTTCTGACATATCAGGCCTCCTTAAATTTTAGAGCCTCTAGAAACACTCATTGCATTTGCAAGTACCATTGAACAAATTTGATCTAAAAACCAACCTTTTTTGGCTTCTCCCTCTGCAAATTTATTGATAGGTTCTGCGGTAAGAGATCCACGTACAGTAAATACTCCATGATTAATTGGAGCACCAACAATAAAAATTTCCCCAACATTTAAAACTTTTAAAGTAGGCTGACGGAAGTTATCAGTATTCATAGTAACTCCATACATTGCCCCAAGATATCCATCCTGCAATAATTCCCACTTTGTAACTGGATCAAGAATACCAGAAAAATCAGAATTAGAGACAATATCCTGCCACAGACTAGAGCTAAAAAGACAGTTAGTTGCTGGAATACCCCAACGAGTAACCTGATCAATCAGTCTAGCAAATACAGCCGGAGTAAAGGTAGAAAAATTCTGATTAGTGTTACGAACAGAAGATGCGGCTGTAGCCATAGACTTCCACAGTCTATCCTCCGTTACCATAGAAGCTTCTAGACCTTCTTCATATTTTTCACCAAGTAAATCTCCATTAGATCTACTCAATTCCGCGGTATCAATAAGAACATAACCACTTATATGAAATTCTGGAGGAAGCAGTCGTTTTTGACGAATTTCAGAGGCAGTAATAGCAGAAGGAGAAGTAGCAACATAAGCCATAACATTCTTTTCTTTCACCACAACTTCATTATTCTCACCTTGTCCAATATTACGATACTGCATAAAACGTCTAGTAAAACCTTCACGATTCGTAGTTTCTTCAATTTCTGCGGAAAGAGCCTCTCCAAGAACCTGCATAGATTTACCAGATTTGTCATTAACTGCTTCTACAAGAACTTTCTGACGCTCTTGAATTTTTTCATTTGAAACAGCCGCAGTTACTTTAGTAAGTTGACCAGATTCGCTAGCTTTAAGAGCATTACCAATTTGAACCAGTAAATCTGAGTAACTAGAGGCATTAATTTCACCGGAATTGGTTGTGAAAGGT